CCCATCATTGCCCATTCTTAAGTCACTGGAAAAATATTCCGAATGATACATCGATTCACGCTCGTGGATGACCATCTCGACACCTAGTTCAGCTGCACACTTAACATACTTGTCGACCCCACCAGGCACTGGGTCCTGGTTAACGTCATCGCCTCCGGCTATAATGCCGAGTGCTAAGATCTCTTCATCTGAGAGACCGAGGCGAACACAAGTCATAATATGGGTAGCTACTTGAGCTATCGAATTACCACCAATGGTGAAGAACCATCCGCTCTTCATAATGCCCGACTTCTTCGGTGTGTAAACTGCGCCGTCTGAGGTGCGGTACACAGTCTTCACAAATATGTCGTCAAAACAATCATCGACATCCGCCAAGTATTCATTAAACTGAGAGTCGTTCCAATTAGGATGGCGCACTGCCAAATGTTTTACTACGTCACGAGTGACGTCGGCGATCCAAGGGAAATACATGTAATCCCAATTGGTTTTATCACTTTCCCACACGGGGCCCGTGATGCATGATGCCAAATGTTCTATGTGACCAGGGTTACCTGGAGCAAAAGCGTATTTAACCGGGATCTTCTTCCACTGTTTAACCAAATTCACTGACAAATTTTTAAACACCGATGCGTGTTTCACCGTAGTATCGAGGGGGAGATTCACAACGATGCGCGGCATGCCGTCATCTAGCTTCTTACGCTTAGTGGGTTCACCCTTAATGATGATTTTTCCCTCAATGCGCTCTTTCCGCCATTCATTGACGACATGCTGGGCGAAACCCAACTCACCATAGGTAGCCAAGACTTGCTTATTTAATGGCATGCCCTCTGAACAATAAGGGTAGCCTGAAGCTTTTCCTGGGTTAATGATTGATGAGTGAATTACGTCGCTTACTCCCTCAACACGATTGTAATGTTCATCCGGGATGAACGATGCTGGTTGCAGCATTTGGGCTGTTAACCCAGCGCACCTTTTCATCTCGTCGGCTGTCGGCGGTCTCTTAATGTTACCTACACGTTTAGAGTACAGCTTCAAGTGTTCTTCCAACGACTTACGCTCGTCTTGGGGTGTCATAGGTGGGTATTCAAACGCACCCTCCTCGTACCCGAGTTCCTTAGCTCTCTCTCTAAGGTTCTCCAAGGCCTGAACGGCTTCAGGCCTGGGTGCCGGCACTGACGGTCCGTGCACAGGCTTTAGTCCTTCCACCACAGTGAAGCAATTACTTACTGGCGAGCACTTCGCTACAGTTTTCTTCTTTTGCGGTAGAGTTCTCTTGGGCCTCACACTGATGTCGGCGTTCTCACGGCGATAACGATCATCATCGAAGGTTACATGACGGCCTCTGGTACGATTGTCCATAATCATGTCCTCAAAATAATCTTCATCGCGCCTGGAATCCCCAGTCAATCCGAAACACTCTACTAATCCCTTGATGTCCCACCCAAAGGTCGCCTCGCCATTGTCCAGAACGATGGCAAACTTACCATCTCTCATCTGTTTGAGATCGACGACTCCGC